AGAATAGTTCTCAGTTCCGGGGTCCGTCTCTGTCCAATCCGTTCCCGTGTTAATCGAAGTAAAAAGTCCATCATCCGAAGCAATCCCCAAGAAAGCCCCCGTTGTTCCTGCGGAGGCGTCATTCCACGAAGAGACCCCCGCCTTTACATCCATTGGGTCCCAAGGACGGTCCCACTTTATTTCCGCATATTCGGAGTATAGAATTGTGCCATCATTCTCCCACGTATCCCTGATCTGCTCCAAGGTATCGGCTAGGTCTGGCTCTCCATACGGTACAAACACTTGCTGCCTGAGAGTCGTGATCGATCCTGGAGGCCCCTGCGGTCCTTGAGCGCCTTGAGGGCCAACTACCCCCTCAATATTGTAGGTGAGAGAGTTTCCTGTGATCGGTGTAGAACCTGGCTGTTGACTCCCCCCCACCAAGGACACCGTATCCGTATCCCCGGCTACCCTTGCAGACGGTCCGCCTCCCCAAAGAGCCACCACACCCAAGCCGTATTCAAAACTAGAATTGTCTAGGGCTGGAATATAATCCCCGGATATAACGGGGTATATAGTCCCGTTTCCTTCTGAAGACGTACTGGAAAATACTTGAGCCATTTTGGAGCCTCCGCAGAGTTACCGACGAAATCTACGGTTATTTCCGCTGTCCATTCGTACCTTTGGAGCCTCGGGTAGATTGGAGAAGTATTCCGTGAGACGAACATTTCTCAATTCGTTTCTATAGGCAGCCAAGATCCCATTCGCACGTTTGGAGTTCCCCTCAATCGACATGATTCTGTAGGCGGCATACAAAGCTACCACGGTATCCATTCCCTTGTAAATCGCCGGGGCGATCTCGTAGTAAACGTAACCGTCGTTTGACGTTGGGATAGGATCTAGCGCCACGTCCAACGTAGCCTTACGAGTCTCGTGATCGTATGCTGTGATGTTCCGCTCTTGGAGATAGTTCCCGGTTACAGTGGTTCCACTCGCTCCAAGGCTACGGAAGACTCCCCCGGCATAGGCTTGAACGTGAGTATCCAGCGTCCCATCATTTGGCGTAGCTCCCAAAGTTACAATCGTACCCGTCGTGTCAACAGTGCAAGTTCCGTTATGCAGCCGCGCAACCCCGGAGGGAATCCATTCGGCTACGAGTGTTTCCCCCTGTCCTATGGAATCAACAGACTGGATGTGCAGAGTATTTCCTTCCAGCCATACACCTTGACCCGATGGATTGAATCGACCGCGTCCGTCGTAGAAGGATTTACAGCCTGTATCTGATAGATGGTAGAGGCCATAGAAGGTCCCCATAACATGAGGAAGAGCATACTCAGTAACACCGGAAGTAATCGTGATCTCTTGTTTCACTACCGCAGGCGTCTTGGAATTCCTGTTTTTCTCGTTCAGGACAATGATATATGCCGACTCCAAGTAGGTTGTTAGTTTATCGTCATCGTACTTCGAGACCACAGTTGGCTCATCCAGCGAATCGCGTGCTAGCGAGCGAGCCCGAGTGAGGAAGCTATCGGCATAGAAAGAGGTGCTTCCCGTAGCCACCGCCGTAGCGACATCCTTTGTAAAGGCCACGCTTCCCGCTGAAGAGGTGAAACTTGCAGCCGCAAACGTGTAGCTCGAAAGGTTACAAAAGATGTAATAGGTGCCATATGTAAGATTAACAGTCACCTGTCCGTTAGTGTCCGTTACCTTCGTCCCCGCTACGGACCCGGAACGAGCATTACTGGAATTGACCCATACCGACACCCCAGCTACAGGAGTTCCTCCCGTCGTTCGGATAGTAAGAGTATGCGCGTAGTCCCCAACCCCAGCAGAGTTGAACCGATTCTGAATAGAGAAGGAACCCAAGCAGAAGCGAACCGTCTGGGAATTCACCGTAATGCTATTGATCACCACAACGTAGTCATTCCCGATCGCAAAGAAACCCGAATCTGTGTCGTCATCGAGGTCTATCTCAATCCCGTGAATCCCCGTCGCCCCATCTAGGTCAATGCCGTCTGTATCGAGTAGGGTGTACCCGGCGTCCGAAGAACGCTGAGTCATACTAGACCCTTTGTAAACCTCGATATCCGTTACAGCCAAACCAGACATAGTGATCGACTCTGCGGAGGCTCCAAAAGTATCCCACAACAGGCGTATTGTGCTGCCTGCTGCAAAGTCCCCTATGTATTGTGGTGTGGAAATAGGCGTCGTCATCGGTTCTCCTTAGCTCACTCGTGTCAGTAGGTAAACCCCAATTCCAACGACAACAGGAATCGCTCCCCCGAACAATCCCCAGATACCGGCTCGGACTTTCAATGTTGCCACGTCTATCTTGAGTTCGGAGATTCCAGCCCGTAGTCCTTCAAAGTGACCCTCTATCCAATCTCTATCCTTTTGTAACATGTCTATTCTTCCTTCCTATACCCAAGACGCCAGAGGAATCTCGCGATGTCCTTGGAGGTTAAAGCCACGTCGTCTTCCGTAGCCTTCCAATTACACGCATGGAGAGCCTCATGTATGGCGGTCTCCATTCCAGCCTTGGTGTTGAGACTCCGTAGAATAAAGAGCCAACTTTGATCGTCGTCCTCTTGATCGGTGATTCCGTCCATAGCCCCCACAGATATGTGATATTTCCTACCGCAAAATGTATGGGTGCGAATCATTGCCTATGCTTCCTTAATGACAAGGATATCCGTGTCCGTTTTCTTGGCTGTACCACTCGTCTGCCGGGGTAACGGCGACTTCTTCCTCCACTACGTTGAAACGGCACAAGGCAAACCATTGGCGCACAGTGTCAATTGTGTCGCGGAAGCGGGCCACAGGAACTCCAAAGTTAAGCGTCTCCGCTTGACCGGCCACCAGAACCCCAATCACCTCCCCGGTCATGTTGAAGATTGGCCCGCCACTGTTGCCGGGAAACGCTGGGCTTGTAGTCTGAAGCATCACATGCCAAGTGTATTCTTTGTAACTTTCCCAGCCACTTCGATCATAAAGTTCCCGAGCCTCCGCAGAGAGAATACCCAGACTGAACGTATTGAAATTGTCTTTCCCGAGCGGGCTCCCCCCGATGATAACCCCATCACCTACGCGAAGCGTATCCTCCTGAGCTAATATAGCGTAGGGAAGATTCGGTTCAGCGCCATCGAGATCGAGTTGCATAAAGGTGACGTCGTTTTCCTTGTCCTCAACAACGTATTTTGTAGTGAAGGTTCTTCCGTCGTCCAGGGTGACTACGTAGTCCCCATGGGTGTCATCACTAACATGCTTCGCGGTAAAGATAATCCCATCGGAGGAGACGAGGCAACCGGAACCCTGGCACACCCCAGTCTTTGAAATGTGAACGACCGATGGACGAATCTGTTCAACCTGATCGGCGATGGAAAAAGGTGGCGTCTGAGTAACATGCTCTCCACACACCCCGCATCTCGCGTCATTGAACTGGTCGAGCTTGGCAGATGTGCTGATGAATAAGAGAACAACTATGGCCAACATGCCGAAGTAGAAGCCAAAGTTACGTATGAATTTACTCATAATCATTCTCCTCTCGATACGCGCTCAAGGCGCTCTTGTTCCTCTGCGTTTCCGTCTTGACGTGTGTGATGATAATCGCTATCGGCTGCCTCTAGGGCCTCACTGGTTCCATCACAGGTAACGGGAGCAAATAACCTTCGATCGAGCTCTCGTGACTTTTCCCTGTTGAAGTTAGCCAAGGAGTTTCCCAAGTTGAGAATGTCAATGAAAACGTCCCGATTCGGAGATATGAATTCCACTATGCAGAACACCCCTAGCTCCTCATACCGGATGACAGCGATATCCCTACCTGCTCGTTTGGAAATCCTCCGCAGATAGGAACCAAGCTCCCCGCCAACATGGGTATGCTCGTCAGAATCCCAGACGCTAGTCATCCCTAGCATGTTTGAGTCCCTTCCACGGGGAAGGGTACGATATTCGTCTCTGGTGTCTCTTCTGGCTTGATCACCTGAATAGAGTTCGTCACTTCTGCAATTTGCTGCCTCCCCTGGAATGCGCCTGCTTTGATAGCAACGTCGATTAGGGATAGCACTGTTTTCATACCGTCGTTGTCAACTTGAATCATCATTTCCTTCTCTCCTA